AGTGATTGTTCAGTAGCCATTTTTTACTCCAAAGAAAAGTGAATGTTGTCGCCGTATGGCGCTTCGATGTCGCTGGAAATACACCAGACAACGGGGTAAGTCGGGGCTTTCGACGTGTTGAAGTGCGTGTAGCCGTCAGTGAGACACACGAATACTTCCGGTGAAATCCCCTCCTTGTCTAGGTAGTCGAAGCCTGACTCCATGTCAGTGCCCCCGCCGCTGTAGAACTCCAGTGCGAACTCCTCGCCCTGCTCAAACACTACGTGCTTTACAACACTTGAGTCTGTGTACAAGACGTGAACTCGCTCCGGCGAACACTGCTCTACTATACGAGTCATGTGGCTGTTGTAGTAATCTAACTCGCGCTTTGTGATCGAGCCGGACACATCGACCTGCAGTACGAACTCTCCCATGGTCGCTATCTTGCCAACGCTAGGCAGGTACACATCAGTAAACCTGCGGTTAGGTCGTGCCCATGAGTAGTCACCCTTGGTGAATGCAATCATGTAGCGCTCTAGTACGTCGTACCAAGGCACCCGCACATCCAGTAGCTCAGTCACAATTTTGTCTAGGCCAGCCGTCATCTTTCCCTGTGCTTTGGCAGCCTGTGCTGCTTGTGCTACTTCCACACGAGTCTCAGCGTCGATCTGCGATGCCTCCTCGGAACTGAGGGGGTCGCCTCGCTCTATGATGTCATCACCGATACCGCCGGGGCCTGAGCCGCTACCGTCTGGCTGATCTGGTAACCCGTCGTAGATAGCGTCTACCGTGCGGTCTTTGGAGCCGGGCATGTCTACGCAACCGTCGACGAACTCGCCGATGTCCGCTGCCTTGAGCATGTCGTTAATCCATGCGTCACCGGCTGTGTTCCAGCGCTTGGCTTGGCGGGTGCCGCGACGTAGCGAGTGCTGACCGATAACGTGACCTACCTCATGGCACAGTACGAACACTAGCTGATCGACCGACAGGCTCTCTACGAACTCTGGGTTGTAGTAAATCTGCCCGCGCTGATCGACTGCGGCGGTCTTGATGGTGTTGTCCTCGATGAGCTTGCGCTTCATGAGTATGGATGCGAAGAACGGATGCTGTGACACAACCGATACTTTGGCGCGGTCTAACTTGGTTACTGCCATGGTGAATTCTCCTTATGAAAACATTGACATCTTTGATGCTACTTCCGCTAACTTACTGCGAGCTTGCTCTCTGGCATGCGCACTTCCCTTGATAATCTCCACGTTATCTAAGTAACCCTTGGCTACGTCCTCCAACAAGGCAATCTCAGCCAACAACTCAGGCGTGGGGGACAGTGACAGCTGGCGGGCTAACTTACACCCGTCGATTACGTTCTCTACCAGACTGTTGTGGAAGCGCTCGCCCTTCTCACCTCGGTACTCGGCCAGCCTGTCTACCAGTGTCTTGATCGGCTTGAGCATGCGCTGTAGCGTATCGGTGTTGGCCATCAGTGCGGCCTCTTCCTCCGAGCGGCGGAACGATGCTAGGTCGTCTTCGGACAAGTCAAACAAAAAGTGTGACTCGCAAGGCATGGGCTGAAAGCGTAGGTCAATTGACATTGATTGTGCAAACTCCTGCGCCAATGGGTAATCAAGGGAGCTAGCCCTTACCCGCCCTGTGAACGTAGAACTGTTACGGTACGCCACGTCGTCGTCTACTAAGCTGGTGTACTGCGGCATGTAGGCGTCCAGTAGCTTGTCTGCCTTAGCTATTAGGTGTCGCATCTCCTCGGTGTAGTTTATATACCGCTCCGAAGGCAGCAGTCGGGGGCCTCCATCTATATACGGTAGTGTGTTGGTCTTGTGGTACTGGTACACCTCGTTGTACGCCGCCATGATTTGGCGAACTGGTGAGGCGGGCTGCTTGAACAACTTGGTCAGTACAGTCAGAGACTTGTCATTCTCTTGTGTTTGTAAGGTTCGCGTAAGGTACTCATCGCGCTTGGTCAATGAGACTCTACGTGTAGTGAGCTTCACAAGCATGGCCTTGTCTGCTAGTTTGGTATGTGTTGTCATGGTTAGTTATCCTTTAGTGTGTAGGTTGTTACATCAATACTTCTGCGTTACGTGAGGCCCACTCGATAAAGCTGCGGGTGCGGCGTACATCTGGTGTTTTACGAATCGCGTCCTTGGTACACATCACATCGAACTCACGCGGCAAGCGGGCTGTGTATTTAGTAACTCGGTCGAAGTTGTCCTTGGTGGCCTTGTTAGCCAGTGCACCAGTCAGGGCGAACAGCGTAGCTGGGTCAGTCGGAACTTCTGCTGTATCTGGCGACAACAATACAGAATCAACGTCTGGGAGCGAAGCGTATATCTTGCGGAACCCTGTGTACTCAGCGGCTGCGCCCTCACCTACCTCGCCAGCTACGTTGTCGTAGAACAAGTCTTTAGCCAGTGACTCAGGAATCAGGTTAACCCGCTCCCATGTACGAGGCGTGGGGTTGGCGAAGCGGTTGGCGTCGAAGTCAGACAACAGCCCGGGTCGGAAGCGTAGGAACTGAATCAGTACTGGGTCAATGTCGTTATCCAGCGCCCACACTGTCCAGTCGTCGATGTTCTCCGAGAAGTCAAATCGTCGTGTACGCCCTGCCAGCTTGCTGGTTATCCGGTTGGCTCCTGACTTGTCCTCGGTGCGGTTACCTGTGGCGATGATGAACAGCTGGTCGGACAACTGCAAGTTACCAGCGCGGCGGTCGTAAATCACACTGCACAGCGCGTTCTGCATGGGGACAGGCGCGTCAGATAATTCCTCCAGAATGAGTGCTGATTTTCCTACTCCACTGCGCAGGTTGTAGAACTCCTCGGGTGGCGTCCAGCGTGTGAACTCACCCTTGTTACTGGGCGTGCCCATTACGTCCACTGGGTCGCGCAGTGATGCGGTGAACTCTACTACTCGCTCCGGCGGTATGTCCAGCGAGGCGATTACTTCACGGGCGCAGGCTGACTTACCGCCGCCGGGCGCACCTAGGATAAACGGCACGACCACGTTACCGCGTGGGGCCTTGAACTGTTCGATGATGGATGTTTTGATGTTCTGATATTTCATGATGGTTTCCTTTGGTTGTTATGTGTTCTATATTTACTTACAGGGTTCATTGTTATTGTGTAAGCTGACAGGCGGCTTACGGTCGCCATACAAACATGTCCAGTGCAAGTACCACTATGGCAACTGCGTAGACAAGTAAAGTAATTCTGGTTAGCGTGTTCATGTCGTTTCTCCTAGGTTGTGCGGCTCATATTCCCTCCGTCGAGTGAGTTACCTGTTGGCCGTTTTTCTCGGCCAACACCACTGTGACCATGTGCTGCTTGGACTTCGGTGGCCGTAGTTGAGCAATGGCTGTTTTTTGTGCTTCATAGGAGGTGTCGGCATATACCTCGATTTGCTTGCCGTTGTAAAAAGCAATGTATCCGTTCATGTCGTTTCTCCTAGGTAGTCTGCTCCGTTCAGTTTGTTGGCGACCGCATGGGGCAGCCCGTTGGCGATGATTTCGCGTAAGTCAGCCCTTGCCGTGGGGATAGTCGGGCACTGAGGGCGTAGCTGCGACTGGTGCTTACTGGTGGTTCGGCTGAATTTATCTGTGGTCTCGAACCACTGCCCGTGGGTGTACACAAATAAGGGGAAGTGAGGCCCGTAGCTGTACACCACGTATGTGTCGTGGAGGTCTGTGTTGCCGTATGTGTGGCTGCCAACAAATGGCATACGATTTTGTACATACGCACTCGCGTCTCGATTAGCTATTCGGTCAGTCATGTCGTTTCTCCCAATTCGCACCGCAGGATGCGGCAGGTCTCGTATATGTGCCCGTTGACTTCGTCCGAGTCAACGCCGTAGGTGTCTATGGTCTCCTCGTAGTGGGTTTCTTCGGCGTCCTGCAGGTAGTTGATTACCCGCTCCAATAGTTCTTTGCTAACTACTACTTGTGTCATGTCGTCTCCTTAGTCGGTTATGTCAATACTGTTTACTTGCCAGTCGGCGTCGTCTGAAATGCCATAGGATTCGCCTGACTCTAGTTCCTCCCATGCCAAATCTTCGGCCTCCTCTTGTGTGTTGGCCTCTA